CTATCATCTTCTGCCCTTGCCACCTTACGCTTGCTGATCAAGTGAGGGTTATCTCTTAGTCGACAATAAACTCCATACTGACACAATGCAACCTCCATTGTATAAACCTTCAGCTCATCTTGCTCATCTTCAAAGATCTTCTTTCCATTCACCTCATAGTTGTGAAAGAACTTATGAACTGATATCGGCTTAAATAATGTTTTTTGGTTATCTCTCATCCAGATAGTTAAATCACCATAAGGCATCTTTTTAACTGTTCCACTATCTTTTAATGGCTTAAAGATTAAATCTAACGAGCCTCGGGCTCCAGGTCCAGGCGCACAAAACTTTTCATCATGTTGAAATTTCAAGGCAGGATTTACAGAGTTACTGGTGGCACAGTGATAACCATAATATTCGCCAACTCCAGGCTTTTCTCTCAATAAGTTAAACATCTCTTGTAATGATTTAACCTTTAATATCCTATCGATTGTGTCATCTTGTGTCCAGCTTGCAATCCACTCTAAGATATCAGTTAGTTCTATGGGACGATCAGGAGCATTATACTTAACTCTACAAAAATTTCTGGCAGCTGTCTGTAAGGAAGTGTGCAATTCTGTGCTTCCATAAAACTTACTACCACCTTTTTTTGACTTTAAAGCTTTATCTTTTATGTGAGCGAGATAAGCTGAATCAGTTGCAATCCTCACAAAATCTACATTTGCTTCCTTAGGATCTTTTAGCCCAGTCATTAATCCATGAATTCCACGGGCTCCATAAAAGTGGCTAATGATCGTGTTGCAAATCTTATTTTCTTGAGATAACTTTGAGTCAGGTAACGAGACTATGTTCTCCATTATATATCGGAGACGATCATCTGCTGTCACCAGGAACCCGAAATACTCGACTTCTGCTCCAAGCGCTGGATCTCCACCATCATTATAGGAAGAACGTAGTCCATACTGAAACTCCCAGCGTTCATTCACCTTATTAAGAAAATGCTCGAAATCTGACAGTGATTTTTGGTCTAAGTATTTTTTATACATTGTTTAATTTTGAATTTTGATTTCTTCTTTTATCTGTTCTATTTTTATCTGAATGAGACATCTTTTCTCTACATTCTTTTTTAAAATCTCTATCTTTATGCTTAATAAGAACTCAACCTTCACAAGAATACCGTTCTTCATGAGCAACTTTTAATAAGTTTGTAGATCTTCCCTTTAAATTAGGATATTTTAAAGATAACTGATAACAGTTTAAAAGTTCTTCACCATAAATTCGGTGAAACCAATGAAATATGTCTTGATCTGCTTTAAATGGAGCATTTATTCTTCTTGATAAGTTAACTTGACAAGATTTTCTTTATCATTTGTTCCTAATACAGAGTGAATGATAAATGTTTTCATAGTTCATAAAAATATCCTGTTATATAACTTATGATTTATTATATAACAGGAACACAGATTTTGATATTTAACCTACAAAAATCATAATTAAATATTATTTCTTAAATGATTTGAGTTTTTGTTTAAATTCTAATACTCTTCCAAGGTGTGCAGATGAACCTTTATCAAGTTGTTCTTTCATATAAACAAGAGCATCTTCTTTATTCAACTGATGTTTCGTTATATCTGTAAGTTCACGATTAACCATCGCTTCGCATTCAGCCATAGCATCTACATATCTCATTTGTTGAGGTGGTGTTTTCTTAGTGAATGCTGAGGGTCCCCTGAGAGCACCTATGATCCCCATTTCACGGGCAACCTTCAAATAGCGAATTGCATCAATACTTACGCCGGCAGAATTAGGTGAATCTTCTACACTTAATCTGATATCGATCTTAATTGGAAAATTACCAAATCCTTTTGCGCGAATATCAAAAAATGCTACTTTTTCATCATTTCCACGAGGTACATATACTGAAGGACCAGCATAGAGTTGACCTTCTTTAACAGCTATTCCTCGTAGATCATTTTGTGATCTGATAACATTTTCTTTAGAAACTTTTTTGGATGATAGACGATTTTTATCTTCCATCGTGAGGAAGTCTGTATTTGCTCCTTGATTATATTGTCCATGGAAATCTACAGTTGCTCCACGATCAAACAAAAGTTCTTGCATAACTTGAGATACTATACTCGCTCCAACTTGGCTGCGAATATCATCTCCCAGGCAAGGCAACCCAGCATTAATAAACTTTTCTTCCCATTCTGGATTTGACGCGATGAAAACTGGCATACAGTTTAAAAATGCTACACCAGCATCGAGGCATGATTGAGCATAATATTCTGTTGCTAATTGAGATCCAACAGGCATATAATTAACAAGAATATCAGCCCCTGTATCTCTTAAGACTTGAGCAACATCAACAGGATCTTCATTAGATATACGATATGCCAAATGCTCAGGGTAATCTAACATATGTTCTGGAAAACCATCAAGCACCGGTCCCATCTGCACTATTGGGCCAGGTGTTACATCTTTTTGAAAAATTAAAGTACAATTAGGTGCTGCAAAGATTGCTTCACCCGTAGGACGCCCAACCTTACGACGATCAATATCAAATGCAGCAACAACTTGAATATCTGCTGGATGGTAACCTCCAATTCGCATATTCATAATACCTGGGATTATTCCATTATCAGGATCTACATCCTTATAATAATGAAGTCCTTGATAAAGTGATGAAAAACAATTTCCGATGCCGGCTACAGCAATTTTGATTTTCTTACTCATTTTTATTTCTCCTTTTAGGTTATTTCAGTTTAGATTTAAGTGGACTATGTTTGGCTTCAGGATTGCGAAGGGTAGGTCCACTGTTATTACAATCTTATTTACATGACTTGCATTATATTACAAATAATTCTTAATGTATATTTTATCGTGCATCATACATCAACCCAAGATTACTAACAGCGTAGCACATGAAAACTAACGCTAATCCATGCCTGTCAAAGTACCAATAAGCTACTGCGGTACCAGCGTTAAGCACGGTTGACAAGATTAAAAATGTAAATAACCATTGTGAGGGTGTCATAGTTTATCCAATCGCTAATTTTATAAGTTCTTCAGCTTCTGCGTCTACATAATTATCAATGTAACTCTGGTCTAACATTACCAATATACCAATCTTAATAAGATCATTAAAAGTGTTAAGATCTTTCCATGTCTCTACTCTATCTATCTTTACAAGCGTGTGAAGCTCTTGACAGAGAGCTATCTCGGCATAGTTGATAAAATTTTTATCATTATTTAGGTATTCAAGCTTTGATATATTATTACTATCGAGAGCATTGATCAGCAAGCCCGAGATGGTGTCAAGGATCTTAAAGTAAAGATCAGTGTCTTTTTCAATGTTGCAATTTTTACCAGCAATCATCACTTCAAAGTTTTGATTAATAGGAATGTTTGCAGCATAATTTAATAAATCATTAGTTGAGCCATTATATGTATCTTTATGAGGTATAATTTCTTTCTCTAAATCTTTGATCGTTTCATCAGAATATCCAAGACATCCAAGAATATCTTTCATTTTTTGTTTATACAAAGTTGGAAAATCCATGTTAAAAGTCCAGTAAAGATTTAGTCTGTTGAATTAAATTAGGATTAGGTACATTATTTACAAGATCCCACCGATAATATTTCCAAGCGAGGTGAACACTCTTAGGTTTTTCTTGGTATTGAAAAAATTCTATTCCATCCATCTTATACCAAGCATCTGGCCAAGCGTAGAGGCTCCAACCTGGATTTCTATTTACAATTTCATTAAGTTCATCTTTAAATTGCTCAACCAGCTCCATACGCTGGGCTCTTGAGCCGAAGAATGGCGTGCCTTCAAAAAATCCAGTGGTTGGCAGCTTTCTCGACTCATCTTCGATAGGAACAGGTGTTACCAGCTCGATTGGTCGATTTAATCCTTGAAGCTCTACCTCATAACGCTTTAGTAATTCTTTTAGATATTCTTTAGGATTAGTTTCTCTACAAATGTGGTGCCGAATGTCTATGTTGCCCCAATAACAGGTAAGTGAGTCAAGGTTATCAAGGTTAAATCCCCCATCAATGATCTCTTTCTTGATAGATTTCTTAAGCACGCCTGCTAAAGTTCTACCATCTTTACGCAAAACCATCGAGTGAGGTTTATAAGCTGAATGAGAGTGAGAATCTCCAATTGTTAAGTGTTTAATTTCTTTAGGAGTAAAAAATAAAGCTGGATCTTTTACTAGCTCTATATCTTTACACCTCAAAGAGACCTTGTCCCAGTCTACACTGTTCCAGTATGTTCCAGGATCTGATTTTCTTTTCTTACAGATTGCGCCGTAATCTGGCATCTTATAGTCTAATGATAGGTAAGTAAGGTGGTCATGCTCGGGCA